TCAGCCTGGGCAATAGGTAATGCTGATTCCATAGCAGCTTGAATCACTGCTTGTCCTGCCATACTAGAAGCACCTAGACCACGTGCAGCTAGTGCTGCTGTAGCTTGACGCATAGCACCTGCTGCCCAAGGTGGTGTCTCCCCTCCTTCAAACTGCTCTAGTAGTCCTGTAAGTTGCCCTTGTACAGTAGCATCTGTTGAAGGTACACCTGTAGCAGCCTCAAAGTTAGTCTCTTTCCTAACACGCTCCATGTCAACGGTAGCGCCTTCAATTAGTTCCCCTTCTACTAGTTCTCTCTTCTCAGGGGCTATAACCTGTACAGCAGCTTCGATCTGTGCAGCACTTAAGCCAAGCTGTGCTAGATCGTTAGGGTCCATACTAGCGGCTTCAGCTAAAGCTTCTGCACTAGGCTTACCTGTTGCAGCAGTAACTTTATCTACTACAGTCTTAACTTCGTTAGCTGCTTCTTCAACAGTCATACCTGCAGCAGTAAATCTTTCAGGTAGTTCAACCTTATCAGCTAATTCAGCAAGAGTTAAATCTATTTCAGCTACTTCTTCAGGAGGTAATCCTGTACCGTCAGCAACCTTACCAGCCTCTCTTTGTTCTTCTGTAACAGTTACTACATCAGCTTTAGTTACCATATCTTCTGGTGTAGTTATTGCTTTTTCTTTAACTTCTGTAGCGCTGGGTAGACCTGCTGTCTTAAGAGCATCTTCTGCTCCACTTAGCTGAGCTTTAGCTTGTGTAACTATAGTCTGCTGTTTAGCTATAGCATCCTCTAAATCTTTTCTTTGTTGTACTAAATTAGGATCATCTTCATCCACTGCCATATTAGCTAATTGATTGGTTAGCTCTTGAAGTGTTTGATTCTGAGATACTACATTCTCTTGTGCTTGATCCAAAGATGTACGATATTGTTCAGCAGGATCAGGTTGAGTTGCTTCTATAGGGAGCGTTTTATAAGCGTAATCTTGTCCATACTGCTCTTGCATCTTAGCGTTTTGCTCTTCTTGAGCTTTAATTGCAGCTTGAATCTCTGGACTATTAGCTGTAGCTTCTTGCATAATAGCATCTAACTGCCCTGCTTGTTCTTGAGTAGGTTGACCAGTAATACCAAGCTGTTTGAACGCATCTTGTTTTATTTGTTCTTGTGCTTTATTAGCAGCAGTCATAACATCTGAACTATTAAAGTCTGCTATGTCTTGCTGATATGGAAGGGGTTGGGTCTGCGCTGGGGGTAGGCCAGCACCTCCAAAGCCTGTACCTTGAGTAGGGTTCATACTAGGCTGTGAAGCATTCTCAGGTAAGTTTGTCATAGCAGCATTAGCAGCTTTTTCTTGCTCTGTCATACCACCTGCTTGCATAGCCATCTGTGGCCCACCTTCTACACGTGCCTTAGCTAGCTGAGTGTATTTACCCATCATGGATGCCGCTTTAGGGCTGGACATCATGAACTTGTTAATATCATCTTGTTGCGCTGGGCCAGTATAACCCATCTTAGATAATAGTGTTTGTTGTTGCTGTGGTGTGAAACCACCAAAACGTTTAGCCATAATGTTTTACCTTGTTATTTATTCAATGTCATCCACACTGCACCAGCTATAAATGTCAGTACGGCGACAGTGACTAATTTTGTTACAGTTGACCAGATAGATTTACGTGTGTCTCTCCAAGCCTCTAACAAGCTACGCATCTCAGTTATATCTTTGTGTGCGTCATCGTCTAGTAGGCCAATAGAACGTAGTGCCTCTTTAGCTCCACGTCTTGCTGCTCTGTCCAGCATATCTTCTAGCTCATCATGTGTAAGTTTTATCTCTGTCATGTTACTACTATGCTGGTTTAATTGCTAGGCTATAAGCTATACCATAAAATTTTTGTGAAGGTGTGTAATACAAAGTAACTGATCCCCAGCCATTAGGAGTAAAGCTTCCTGCAGTGGTCTGTTGTTTATATGCTGCTTGTGAAAAAAGCCTAGTCTGTTCATACCCTGGATCGCCATAACTTATTGCTGATCCACTGCCTTCATTAGTTGCAGCTTCCATATTTGAAGGAGCATCTAAAAAAGTAGTGAGTGTAGAAGGTGAAACAAAAGGTGAATTATTTCCTACAGATTGAAATAAGTAACCTGAGAATATAATAGAGTTATCAGTGCTTGTAGTCACAGAAGGACTTGTTACACTGTAAGTTCCGTTACTTGTTTTAGCATAATAGTTTGTAGAAATAGACACATCAAAAGGACTTGAAGTGTCTGCATATCTAACACTATAGTAATGCCAGTGAAATGATGTATTATTTCCGTACTGGTCATTTGGAGTGTTTACATTCAATGTAAGATCACTCCCATTATACACCGCCCAAAGAATAGCTATTCCTCCAGAGGCATATACAGATGTAAAATCTGTAGAAGTTACAGATGTACCACTAAGACCACAGGCAGCAAAAATAATTACATCCCCTAAACCTATAGTACCTTCAGGATAAAAACCTGTCTCTGCATCTATAGTAATATCATACCCATTACCATTTGAAAGGGAGGTAATATCCAGTAAACCTTCGTCTAATGGGTCACCAGCCACTCCACCATTAAAAGAAAAAACTTGAGGGCTTACACCTGCACTTGAACCTTTAGTTGCTGCAAACATTAGAAATTAGTCCCAAATGGTACGGCATATGTATTAGTACCATCTTGCATAAATGTGAATATATCAAAAGCACCACCTGAAGATGTTGCTGTAGGTTGTGAGCCACCTGCCCATTTAATAGTACCACCACCACTGAACGCCAAAGTATGTGCACCACCGTAAGCTACAATAACAATGAAAGACTTACCTGCTACAGATGAAGGTAATGTAATTGTAGCATTAGCTGTAGTAGTAAACTTGTGCAGTGTACCATTAGATAGATCAACAGTGTAAGATGCACCTGATGATGTATTGAGTGTTTCTACATAGTTTGTTACAGTAGGGTTTGTAAGTGCTGCCGTGTTAATAGTAGGCGATGTAAGTGTTTTGTTTGTTAAAGTTACAGTGTTTGTAAGTGTAGCAAAATCATCATCACTTAACGCCGTATTAAACTCTGCAGTTGTACCAGACAAAGTATTATCTGTAAGGTCAATGCTCTTGTTTGTTAAAGTCTCTGTACCTGCTAATGTTGCAAAACTACCATCACTTAGTGCAGTGTTAAACTCAGCAGTTGTGCCTGTTACAGTAGCTTCACTCAAGTTTACAGTAAGTGTGTTACTTGAACTGTTTATTGTTTTATTAGTCAGTGTATCTGTAGTAGCTCTGCCTACAAGTGTATCAGTAGATGTAGGAAGTGTAAGTGTACCAGTATTAACAATAGAAGATATTGTAGGTGTTGTAATAGTTGGCGATGTAAGAGTTTTGTTTGTTAGTGTTACAGTATTTGTAAGTGTTGCAAAGTCGTCATCACTGAGTGCTGTATTAAATTCTGCTGTAGTACCTGTTACTGTTGCTTCACTTAGATCAACTGTAAGTGTGTTGCTTGCACTATCAATGGTTTTGTTTGTTAAAGTTACAGTGTTTGTAAGTGTAGCAAAGTCATCGTCACTTAACGCAGTGTTGAACTCAGCAGTTGTACCTGTAAGTGTAACGTTAGTTAAGTTAACGTTAGCATCTTGAATAGCCCCCGATAAGTACAAGTCTTTAAACTTTAGGCTAGAGCTACCTACATCTACAGTGTTAGTAGTAGCAGGTGTTACGGAGGTAGTAGCAATTACAACATCTTGGCTTGGCCCTAGCTTAGTAATAGGTGCACCATTAGCTGCTGTACCATCATGTGTGTGACCACTCGCAGCATTAAAAGCTGTCTCAATAGCGTTGAACTCTGTATCTAGATCATCAGCGTCAATAACACTACCGTTACTGATATTGTCAGATACGTCCTGTCTAGTATAACCTGCCATATTTATCTTCTTTCATTTGTAGCGTATTCAATTACCGCTGTATCTAGTGTGAAACTTGAACCAGTAGAATCATCATCAATACGAATAGCTACTGTTTTCCCTGACCCAATAAGATTGTTTGCATACTCTTTTTCAAACTCTTGTCCATATGTAGCAGTTCCATAAACGGCATCGCTGTTTCCATATATAAAGGCTTGAGTACCTTGTGCATCTACAGTAATAGGGTTAGGCTGTATTACTGCTGGTGCTAATTGATCTAGCTTAATGCTAGTAGTAAAACCAAAGTTACCTGTAGGTTCTAAGTACAAGACTAACTTATGAAATGTTTTCCTAATCTGTGGGTCTTGTAATGGTAAGAACGGAGATTGAAATATAGCCTCAATGCTTTCACTATCTCTAGCTGTACCACTTTCCATAGTGTAAATATAACCTGAATCATTACCAAATACAATTAATTCTTGGCTACCTACAAACTTGGAATCGACTACGTTAACTTTAAAACCCTTCAAGGTAGACCAGTTAAACCCAGCGCCACCTTGATCAATAAACTTAGTACCTAATACCCCTTTAGCTACTGCTTCATCTTCTGTAGAGGAATAACCAAATAGGCGATATTGTCCCTTCTCTCGTATAACCATACTAGAAAACGTAGTAGCTTGAGTAAGTAAACTATCAGCTTGTCTTTTAATAGCTTTAGATGCTACGTCAAGTCCAAAGTCACCAAGTCTATCTGTAGCACTTAATGTACGAACACCATCAGATGCTAGGAATGCTACGTCACCACCAATCTCTTGGATAGTATCTTCGTATAAACAACCTAAGTCTAATGTTACAGGATTAAGACCAAAGTCAGCTAGTGTGTTACCTGTTAGTATCTGTATACGTTCTTTACTAAAGATAACAAGCTGTTCACGAAAGCCAATCAAGCCTGTTATATCAGACCCAACATTTATAGAACCTGCACCATTAGCAGCAGAAAAGTCTTGATCTGTGTAAGGCGCAGTAAATATTAACTCAGAACCAACAGCAAAGAATAGAGTGTTCTTGTAGTTAGCTACGTGTCTAGCTGCTTGTGCTTCTGTACCAAACGTTAATG